ACCCAGAAGATCACCGTACACGCGGGATACGCGATGACCGGCAAGACGTTCTGCGGTCCTCTCACGTCCCGCCAGTCTGGCGGTCTCGGTGGTCTGGCTACCGACCCGCTGGCTGCCGGTGACGGCTCCAACATTCTTTGCCCTGCCGCACCGACGGCTGGCGGCATCGTGGGCGGAGTCATCAACTGGGACGTGGCTAACGGCGGAAAGGCACCAATCACGCGCGGCGCAGGTACGTTCCTGCCCGTGACCTCGGGAGCAGCCATCACAGTTGGCACTGAGCTCCAGGTCGATACCAGCGGCCGTGTTATTCCGTTCACTACGGGACGCAAGGTCGGAATCGCTCACTCCGCTGCTGGCGCTGCAGGCGTCGACGTCGAAGTCGAGCTCTACGCGTTCAGCAACTAGAAAGGAGGGATGGGACATGCTACAGATCGATCACGGACCGCGCGTCTGTGTCGATACCGAAACGCTGCTGGAGTGCGTCAGGGCTGGTACAGCAGACCCGGAACTCCTGAGGATGGCCGCGCAGGCACGCGGCTTCAAGTCGGCTGAGGGCTTTGTCGCTGCCGCTCCCAACCCGGGTGCGGTAGTCAACCCGCTCGCACCGCCGACGATCTCGGGTACGACGTTCACCATCGACATCGCGTTGCAAAACCCTACCAGGGTTCTCACGCCGATGGTTCTCGACCTGACGCGGCAGCGGTTCTTCGTAGACCGCGCGTTCACGTCAGCGGGAGGCGTCACGGGCGGCGCGGTCATCTATGACCTCGTCGTGTACCCGGACCTCTATGCTGATCGCGACATTGAGCGTGTCGAGCCGGGTACTGAATTCCCGATCGTATCGTTCAGCCGTCGTGCTCCGCAGGCCGCAGTCGTCGAGAAGTGGGGCGCCAAGTTCTACTTCACGGATGAAGCTCGCGACCGCAACGAGGTCAACCAGTTCACCCGCGCGATGCGGCAGCTGGCTAACACAATCGTCCGCAAGATCAACCAGCGTGGCGTTCAGACTCTAGAGGCATGGATCACGGCGAACTCTCGTTCCGTCGTGGGCGTGTCCTGGGGCTCAGTCAACACCACGTATGCAGGTGGTAGCAACTGGCCTCTCTTCCCGGCACGTGACTTCGCCAAGGCGGACCTCGTCGCCGAGCAGGAAGAGATGGGCATGGACTACAACCTGTGGATCCTCAACCCGGCCGAGATGTTCAACCTGGAGGGGATCTATGGGGACAAGTTGGGCGCACTTCTTGACAGCTATGACGTCGACATCTTCGTCACCAACCGCATCGCTGCCGGCAACGCCTATGCGTTGGCGGAGGGACAGGTTGGCGAGATGCGCGTCGAGCAGCCGCTCACGACAGAGACCTGGCGTGATCCCAACGGAAAGCAGCAGACCTGGATTCAGTCCAGCGTCCGGCCGCTGATGTACGCGAACAACCTGTATGCCGTCCTCAAGTTCACGGGCCTGACGTAGGAAGGAGGGGAGATGGCTGACGAAGAGACCACTGAGACCGAGGCTGAGCCTCTTGGCGCAAACGAGAAGATCATCAAGGTTCGTTTGTTCACCTGGTTCGAGAATGTCGACTCGGCTGTTGATCCTTCAGTTAAGGATCGTGTCGAGAGAATCAGTCACATGGGTGAGCGTGTCGAGATCAACGACGACTGGAGCCTGCAGCGCGGCGAGGACCTCGACGCGTTCTTCTCTGACGAGGAGGCTCAGAAGATCGTCGACGGCACCTACAAAGGTCCGCTAGCTGACCTTCTGGCCAATCAGGCGACCCATGGGACAGGGCAGACCCCTCCTCTAGTGACGGCAGCGGAAGGTGAGCACGGTGACGCTGCCGGCATGTCTTCAGAGGAGATGGCGGACTACATCAAGGAGAACAAGCTCAACGTCTCCGAAACCGTAGCTCTTGCCGGCGACGACGAGGACAGCATCAACAAAGTCCTCGACGCCGAGAACATCGCAACCAACAACGATCCTCGTAAGGGCGTCGTTGATCACCTGGAAGCCAAGCTGGCGGCTGCTGTGCAGTAGCCATGTGCCCAGAGGGAGGGCGGCAAGGTCGCTTGTCGTCCTCCCTTTGGCAGGGAGAGGTATGAGGCTGTTCAAGAAGCGCAAGGTGGCTGTGATTCAGACTCCTGGTCAGATAGGAGGACACATCAAGCCTCCGGTGCGCAGCAAGGGGACCTATCAAGTTCGCCGCTTCACTGGACAGTATGAATGCGGCTGTGAAGTGAATCAGCTAGTAATGATCGCGCTTGTCAACGAAGGCAACAATCCGAGCGAGATCATGTTCTGTGGTGAACACGGTGCTCCTATTCTGTATCATGTGGAACCGGAGCGTGAGATAACAGGAGGCGTAGATGGCTAAGAAGGATGCCGTCGATAAGTCAACTGTCCAGAAGTCTGAGACGGCCGAAACTTGTGCCGGGTGCGGTGGAGACATCAATCTCCTACAGCCGCATCTTCAGGCGATGGTGAAGCCACGTCGGGCAGTGTTCGAGACGGTCGATTCAGCTCTACTCAACGCAGAGACAGACGAAGAAGGGAACATCACCAAGCTCGCGATAGACGTAACAGCTGACGGAAACGGCTACGACGAAGATCGGTTCACGCAGTACATGGGCTACAAGCTAGGCGCAGGAGATCTTGTAGTTCTTCATAACTATGAGTGCCTGTCTGAGTATGCCCAGGACAAGATCTCAGACAATCAGACAGAAGACGGAGCACCAATCATTCGTGCGCTCAGAGAAGATCCCGTCGTTTATGGGGAGGCTGAGTAATGGCCGTCGTTCTCACCAACACCGGCGAGGAGTACATCGTCGACAAGCTGACCGAGACCATTCAGACCCAACCGCAATACGTCGGCTGGGGTACGGGCGCGGGTACGGCGGCGAAGGCAGACACGACGCTGTTCACCGAGGCAGCTGAAGCTCGTGCCTCCGGAACGATCACTAAGACCGGATCAACCTCAACAGCGAAGTGGCAGAACGTCGCGACGATGACCTCTGCCTCGGCTCAGACGATCACGAACGCAGGATGTCTTACCGCAACTTCGGCCGGCACGCTCGTCATTCACGGCGACCACACCGGCGTCGTTCTTGCAATCGGCGACCAGATCCAGTACACGTTCACTCTCGATCCATCATAGATGGCTCTAAACGTCAAGGTCGGGTCGTTTGCGCTGCCGACGACGAACAACGCGACGTTCGCTGTAACGGGCGTTGGCTTTCAGCCGAAAGTAGTGCTGTTCTGGAGCATCGCACGCACGGCCGACGCGGTGAACTCCGGGACAGGTGCTGATCCCCACATAGTGCAGACGATCCTCGGCATGTACGACGGCACGACGAGCGTCTGCGCGAACAACCTCGATGACTTCGCCGGTGGCGATCCTGGTGTCTTCCTTACCAAGTGCATTGTCGATCAGGACAGAGCCCACAATGGCGTGACCGCATCCGGCGTATCCCTTGACTCGGACGGATTCACGCTTAACGTGGGCTGGACGGGCACGGGCGCAGCGAACATCGTGTGTTACATGGCGCTCGGAGGATCTGACCTGTCGGCCAAGATCATCTCGCAGAACATCACTGCAACGGGCAACAAGGCGTTCACCGGGGCCGGATTTCGGCCATCTTCTGCGATCCTGATTGGCGGCGTCTACGACCAGGTGAACTCGAACTCTCCTGGCCTTGGCTACGACGTGTCGATCGGGGCTGTCTCGTCCACCAGTCAGCGGTGGTTTTGGAGTAGCTGCTTCAGCGGGGGAACGGCATTGAACCAGTACGCGCGTGTGGACAAATGCGTCGGCGTAACCGGCAATTCTGGCGCCACCGTCGCGGTTCTGTTCCAAGGCGATATCGTGTCGTTCGACTCAGATGGCCTTACGATCAACTTCGACACCTGGGCTGGGCCGAGCACAACTAACGGTGCGACTGGCAACACCGTTTACGCGCTGTGCCTGGCAGGCATAAACACCTTCGCCGGATCACTGGCTCAGAAGACATCGACGGGTTCGCAGTCTGTTACGGGCGTCGGGTTTCAGCCGTCTGCGATCTTGTTTGGGTCTGCAGGGAAGACGGCGGGTACGACGATTGTGTCCGGCAACCAGATTTACCACTTCACGGGCGGTACAGACGGCACGAACTCATCCGTTACTGCCGTGTCCGACAACAACACCGCCAACACCATCCTTGACCGGACGAAGTGCCTCGCGTATATCGCTGATGGCGTCATCTCATCGGCGGCGGCGCTCGCGTCGTTCACATCGATGGACACGGACGGGTTCACTGTCAACTGGACGGCGGCCGACGCGACCGCACGCCAGAACCTGTTCTTCGCGATTGGCGCTGTGGGCGCAGCTGCTCCCGCTGTCGGTACAACTTTTCAACCGCACCGGATGCCAATAGGCTGTTAGGAGGATGGATGTGGAGATACGATAGTTCGGCCGGTGCGACGATTTGGGACACCGAGCCGATGACCAAAGAGGATCTTGCCTGCCGCGACGAGGAGTTGGCTTG